GTCTGGGACAGCACTTGGAGTAGTTTACAAAGAAGTAGGAGCCATAACAGATTTACCTACAGTAGCTCCAAATGACTTTAAGATTAAAGTTAGAGGAGACGCAGAAGCAGGAGAAGATGATTACTACGTTAAGTTCCAAACAAACGATGGATCTACGACTGGAGTTAGCGATGGTGGATGGGTAGAAGATGTAGGCTTTGATGAGTATACAGAGTTACTTAATACAACGCTTCCTCATAGGTTAGTAAATACTTCTCCTAACAACTTCACTCTGTCAGCGTGTACTTGGACTACTCGACAAGTAGGTGAAGACGATACCAATCCTTTTCCTTCCTTTTTCAATGGGACTGTAACATCAGGAGACCGGAAGATATCTGATATATTTTTCTTTAAGAACAGGCTAGGATTCCTTTCAGAGGGCAGTGTGATTCTTTCAGAAGCAGGAGAATACTTTAACTTCTTTAGAACAACTGTAAGGACTCTATTGGACTCAGACCCCATCGATGTCAACGTAGCTAGTACAAGAGTGACAAAACTGTCCTCTGCTGTAGGATTCCAAGAGAACCTTATATTATTTGGAGAGCGTGGTCAGTTTGTTCTTAGAGGAGGAGATTTACTCACTCCCAAAACAGTTTCAATAACACCTGCTACAAACTACGAGTCTGACACAAGTACAACACCTCTTGAGCTTGGTAGTTATATTTACTTTCCTTTTACAAGAGGAAGTTTCTCAGGAATACGTGAGTTTACTATTAACGCAAATACTGACACCTTTGACTCTACAGAAATAACAGCACACGTACCTCAATACATCCCAACAAACATTAGGGATATGGTAGGATCTACTACAGAGAACTGCATTTGTGTTGTGAGTGAGTCTGATAATAAAAGTATGTACATCTATAAGTACTACTGGGAAGGCGCACAGAAGATACTAGCGAGTTGGAGTAAGTTTACATTTCCTTTTTCTATTATTGGATTTGAGTTTGTAGACAGTGATCTGTACATCGTGGCAACAAAGAATGGGAAGACTGAGTTGCTTGTGTTACCTCTAGAAGAAAAACTTTTAGATGATGGAGCATTGTTCAATACATATTTAGATCTTAGACAAAGTGCTACAGTTAGTAACGGACAAATCACTCTCTCATACACTCCAGAAAATACTGACGTAATCCAAGTATACACAAGAGAATCTGGAAGCACAAAAGCAGGAGCTTTGATTCCTAGTTCTGTTAGTGGTAATACTGTTACAGTAGACACAAGTCACAACAACACGCCTGTATGGGTAGGTATTAAGTACACTATGAGCTACACCTTTAGTGAGCAGTTGTTCCGTCAAAGGGCCAACCAAAAGAGGAGTCCATCAGGATACCAAAGGCACTTCCTTAAAGGAGGCACTTTGTTCTTTGATGACACTGCAAGTTTCAAAGTAGAAGTCACACCGAAGGCTAGGCAAACATACACAAACATATTCTCTAGCAACATTGTAGGCTCAACTACTATAGGTACACTTCCTATTGAATCTGGTTCATTTAGTTTCCCCATCATGTCTTCAGCAAAAGACACCACAATTAAAATCATAAACGATTCAGCGTTGCCTGGTAACTTCCAGTCAGCAGAGTTTGAATCATTTATTCACTCAAGATCTCAACGTGTTTGATAAAAGAGTAATCAAATATCCTTCAGTAGAAATTGTAGAAGCGCATCCAGATCATGCAGATTATCTTGCTCCCAGGCTTCGAGCAGGAGACAAGATGGAATGTATGTGCATGGGAAAGAAACCAAGAGAAGCACTGGAAGAAGCCTTTAAATACGACCTAGCGACTCTGACAGCTTTAAACAACGAGGGTAAGCCTGTAGCCATGTTTGGTGTAGGGGAAGCTGAAAGCACTCCGTACATTTGGATGCTTGGTACAGATGAGTTGTCAAAGACTTGTAAGAAAGATTTTGTAAGGTACTCCAAGTTATGGGTGGGTGAGTTGTTAAAGATAACAGGAGGGGCAGCAGGGAATTACGTTTACAAATATAACAGGCCAGCAGTGCGTTGGTTACGTTGGGTTGGAGCAGACTTTATAGGAGAGATAGAATTTAACAAAGAACCTTTTTACCAATTTATATTAATTAATACTAAATCAGAAGAATTATGTGTACACCTTTAGCAGCAGTAGCAATAGGGGCTGCTCAAACGGCTTCCTCTATAATAGGTCAAAGACAGCAAGCTCAAATGCAAGAGCAAGCACAAGCAACAGCTTCATCCCAAGAACGTCAAAGATACCTAGCAGAAGTATCTGCAATGCGAACCCAACAGCAACAAGAGATGGTTGCAAGAGCGCAGAGAATACAGGAGGCCAATAGAAAAGCTATGGAAGCTAGAGCGAGAGCCACAGTTGCAGCAGGAGAGTCTGGGGTATCTGGGCTAAGTGTTCAAGCACTTTTAGGAGACTTTTCTAGACAAGAAGCTGAGTACACTTTTTCAGAACAGCAACAGGCAGAAATGACTGATGTTAACAGGCAAATTCAATTACAAGAAGCAGGAATAGGATTTAGTAGAAATATGCTTCGCATTAACAGACCGATAGAACAGCCTGATTATATTGGTTCTGTATTTGGAGGAATACAAACAGGACTTAGTAACTACAGCGTAATGAAGAACGCAGGACTCATTTAATAAAACTATATGGCAACAAGACCTCAGACAAACTTAGATCTAAATCAAGTAAGCTTACAGCCCACAATTAGAGGTGCAGGACGAAACCAAGTGTTTACTGCTCCTTTACCAAGATTAACTCAAGCACAAGTTTTAGCAAAAAACCTAGCTCAGTTCAGTACAGTTCTTGGACAGTTTAGTAACGTTCAACAACAAAGAGCAGAAATAGACGCATTAACTAAACTTAGTAATGAAGAAGTAAAAGCTCAGATGGCAGGAGCAGAAGGCAAAGAAATGAGCCTTTTAGACAAGATAGGTTATGAGAAGAAATACAACGAAACACTTTACAGTAGAGGATTTGAATTAACTGTAAAACCTTTGTTTTCAAAGTTATCCTCTGACATAGAAAAACAAGGAGTAGAAAGACTGGCTGATCGTGGGTTGTTTGATGAGTATATCAACAGTGGCCTTAAAAACATTGACCAACAGATAAGAGAAAACATTAAAGATAAGCCCTTCATGGCTGACATTCATAATGCAATGTGGTCAAAAGCAAGTGCTGACTTTTATATACAAGAATCAGAAGTTTATGATAAGAGAAGAGATGCTTATCTGACCGACGCAACATTTGATGTTTTCACAAGGAACTTTCCAGATCCTATACCAAATGATGAACAGGCAACTTTTACTCAGATGCAAACTTACTTTGATAAATTTGATAAAGTATTTCAAAGCCAAGGGGTTTCAAATAGTAAGATAAAATCCCTGTTCATTGACATGACAAGTAACAGGATAGAAGCACTAGCAATGGATGAAAGACACGATGAAGCTAGACTTCTAATTGATACGTTACAAAAAACAAAAGTAAATAAAACACCTCTGTTTAACGACAAAGTTACTTCTTTGAAAATTGAAAAGCTTCAAAGATTTGTCAATGACGAAGAGGACAGAATGTTAGCAAAAAACTCGAAGTTAAATAACAAAGTTGTAGAAAACATTTTTGACACTGAGATAAGACCTAAACTTAGGACAATAAAACCACAAGATCCTCAAGCTGTCTTCAACGTATTACCAGGTATTGATGTTGTACCCGAAACAGATTTTGTAAACCCAAAGATAAGAGAACTGGGAAGAATAAGAAACCTTGATGATGGCGAATTAGCAAAAACATATCAAAGATTAGCAGGTAATCCAAAACTTATCGAAGATTTTAGAGAATACTTAAACGACGAAAAGATAAGACTAAGCCAACAAGAAGAAGCTGACATTGAAGGACTAACTCAAGACTCAAATGTTGGGATAGCTTTGAAAGCTGTTATGCCAAACGAGGTTAGTTTAGGAGACTTTGAAAACGAAGCAGGTTACAACAAATACCCTTTGTTAATTACAAAATATACTCCCAACCCTCAAAATCCTTTAAATTTTAATTACATTTTCAATGACCCAGAAATAAATCAAACTAGAAGAAAACTTTTTGCTGAAGCTAGTCAAAACTTTGATAGTGAAATGCGTTCAAAAGCAAGAGAGCTAGTATTTGAAGATGACGATAATTTAGGAGATTCAGGAAGAGAAAACTTTCTGAAAGAGTATGCTCCAAACATAGCTGAAAGATTACAACAAGAAGCTCAAACCCAGTTTATAGATTACCTAAATGAAAAACAATTTCTTAAAAGAGGTTCTTCAAATCAAATAAACCAATCGCAACTAAATCCCAGACTTACACCAGAGGAACAACAAGACATAGCAATTGGAAGTATAACAGAAGAACAACTTATTGAAAATAAAGACAAAGAGCTTTTAGCAAGAAAAGATACTTTTCCAAACGATGGTAACAACAAGCCTGATGTTAGCCTAGAAAGCAACTTTGGAATTGCCGATAACAATGAAACATTTTTGGGAGGTCTTTTTGACGTTAATTATGAGCAATCTGACTTAGATGGTTACAACACTAAATTTAATAATGTAAGGAAAGAAGGATTGTTTAGGAATGAGAAAGAAAAGGTAGATGAGTTCTTTACTAATTTAAAAATAATAAGGAGTAAAATAGATTACGCTCCTTCTTATTTAAAAACGATAAGAGAAGGTACTGTCATTTCTCCTCTTATAGGTGGATACCCTGGAACACTTGGGGCTGTTGACGCAACTGAGGAAGCTTCTGGTGAAATAATGAACGAAAGAAGAATACAAATGGGAAGATTAATTCTTACCTCTGGAGTTACGGAAGAAGAAGCAAGACAAGGTATCGCAAGATTTGAGGGAGACGATGTTGGTTATCCTATAGATAATCTTATAAGAGTTAGCTACGACAAGATGCCTATCCTTACTTTGAATACTATAGAAAACTTCAACGATAATATTATCGATGCAGTAAACACTGTAGAAGAAATTATTAAGAAAAACGATATACTTGCTACACCAAGAGAGTTTGTAGACGCACAAGAAAATATAATTAACGCTTACACTTTACCTGAACAAGAATAAAACAACTCACTCAATCAATTACCACTAATTAAAATTTATGGCATTTTCAGATCTATATAAACAAGGAGCATCGGCTTTTGCTAGCGAAACTGTTAATCCTAGAGCTATAGGAAACAAAGCTGGCTCTGGGGTTACACAGGCAAGTCAAAGTACTCCTAGTCCTGTTCCTCAAGTGCAAGAGGGACAACAGAAAAAAGAAGAAGGTTTAAGTTTACTTGAGACTGTTGGAGACATTGCAATTGCCCCTGTCAGAGGTGCTTTTGAGGCTTTTGAAAGTGCTTTCAATGTTATACCAGGAGTAGACACTACACTAAATCCTCTTGGCAATAGTAAGAGTACTGTTGGTGGGTTTGTAGAAGGAATGTCTCAGTTTATCGTTGGATTTATTCCTGGGTTAAAGGTCGCTAAAGGTGTTGGATACTTAGGCAAAGCTGCAAAAGGTAAGTTCATTACTAAGTTTATGAAGGGCAGTAAGACCGATAAACATTACCAGTCAACTTTAGCAACTAGAAAAGCTATGGCTGAAAAGGATACTAAAACAAGCTTTGGTAGAATAGTTGGAGCTTCAGCTTTCTCAGACTTTTTAGCCTTTGAAGGACAGGAGGCGAGACTTAGTGACCTTGTTCAAGACACAAGATTAGCCAACCCTATTACAGAATTTTTACAGTACGAAGGAAACGAAGGAGACTCTGAGTACGTTGGAAGATTTAAAAACGTCATGGAAGGAGCAGTTATTGAAGGAATTACTGGAGGTTTGCTGTTTGGATTTGGACTAGGTGTTAAAGGGCTAAAAGCTTATAGAGATGCTTTGGCTAAAGGTAAGACTCCAAAAGAAGCAGAAAAGGCTGGAGCAGACGCAATGAACAAACCTGATGAAACTCTTGATAATATAAAAACAGAGGAAGAAGAACCTCCGTTAGGAAATGAAATACCAAACGATCCTGACGATGCTTTTATTACTCCTCAAGAAAAGTTAGCACAAGAGGCTGAAGAATTTGGCATAGATCCTAGAAGAAAAGACGGAAAACTAAAAGCTGTAACAACACTCAAAAGAGCAATAGCTAGAGCAAAAGGAGAGAACTTACCCAAGCTGAAAAAGGCAAAGATAGCAAGCGATAAAGAACTATCTGAACCTATGTACTTAGATGTTGATAATAAAACGTATCAACAAACAAAGAAAGACACTGCTGCTAGATACAAAGAAATAAAACCAGGTAAAATTGAAACTGGAGGATCTAGAGCAATTCTTAGTAGTCTTCTTAGAAGAACAGAAAATGCTTTTGAGATGCAAGCTATTATGGATGATTGGACTTTAAGATCAGACCTTAATAAAGAAAAAATAGAAATATCTGCAAAAAAATTCAAAGAACTAGAACGAGAAATAGATTTTGTCAGCGGAGACATGACAGGGCAAGCAAAAGATTCTATTGAAACAATTCTTAGAGGTGAAGATGATTTTGGTTTCCATGAACAATGGTTGAGACAGAACGCTGCTAGCCATCAAGTAATGAGAGAAGCAGGAGAGATTGCTGTAGGTTCTGCGAAGAAATGGGTGGATGCAGGAGCAAAAATTACAGATGGAGATGCCTACAGAGAATTTATAGATAGCATGACTCTTTATGAGTTAGCTGTAGATGTAAATGCACAGAGAGCAAGAAGAGATTCAATGGCCTTGCTTCAAAGACGATATTTAAAAAACAAAAACAAATACAAAAACAAAACTATAAAGTCTTTAGATGATAAAATGGACGATCTTGACTACACAAAGTTTTTGTATGAGAGAGTTGGTTCTAAAGACCCAGTAAAACTTGCAAGACAAATGGCAGCAGTAGGATCTTTTGACGATCTAGCTAATCTTAGAAGGGCTGCTGATTTAGCACAAAAGACATCTGGTAGAAGACTATTAGACATAACTCAAGAGTATTGGATTAACAGTATTCTCAGTGGCCCTGCAACACAGGTCGTTAACGTAATAGGTAACGCCTTGACTGGGGCTATGCTTTCAGTAGAAAGAGGATTGGGAGCAGCATTTAGTGGAAACACTGAGCTTCTTAAAGCTACTTTCAATCTTACTTACACTATCGAGTCATTTAAAGAAGCAGTAAACGCTGCTGTATTATCACTAAAAAATGATGATCCAGTTCTTATAAGCGGAAGTAAACAATTTAACGAGTCAAGTGGTCAAGGAGACGTAGCTATTTCAGCGAGTAACATAGGAAAAGTTTTACCTGGAAAACCTACAATATCAGATAGTAGTACTTTAGGAGCAGGTATAAATACTATAGGAAAGATAACAAGAGCCCCTTCAAGGTTGCTAACATCATTTGATGAGTTCTTCAAAAACCTAGCATACAGAAAAGAAATAAGAACTGAACTCGCAATGGAAGCTTATGAAAAGATTCGTAAGGGAGAAGGCTCTAATAAATCAGCAGGAGAACTTCTAGATGTGAATGATGAAATTCAATCTGTTGGCAGAGAAATGGATGAAGTTGCAAAGTATGTAGAGAAAAACTTAAACAGTTACATCACTGCGTCAGGCCGTTATATGAGTGAACAAGGTTTACTGTTAAGTGCAAAACAAGCAGCGGAAAAAGCTGGTAAAACTTTTGGTAAAGGTCAAGAGAAGTTTATAAGAGACTATATGCGTAAAGCAGAAAACAAGTTTAATAAAAATGCTACAATTCTAGACAAAGTGTACGCTCGATCTGAAAAAGCCAGACAAAGAGCAGAGACAGCTACATTTACAAATAAAATAGAAAACGCATCTATAATTGAACCTATATCAAGATTACTTACAAAACACCCAGTTCTAAAGTTTGTTGTACCTTTCCTTAGAACTCCTGCCAATATTCTTAAATTTGGATTTGATAGATCACCCTTTGGCTTACTTAAAAACGTAAGTAAAGAATATAGAAGAAAATACTTTGAGGGAACTGACATAGAAAAAGCAGATGCATTAGGTCAACTCTCAATGGGAACATTAACTACAACAGCAACTCTTTTATATCTCAACTCAGGTAGTCAAGCAATTACAGGAGGAGGCCCAAGAAACAGGCAGGAAAGAGATGCCCTCAGAGAAACTGGATGGCAACCTTATTCCGTAAAAGTTGGAGATACTTACTACAGTTATCAGCGTCTTGATCCTGTAGCAACAATGATGCAAATGGCAGCAGACTACAGAGACTATCTTACATATGAAGTAAAAGATGACGATGATCGAGGTGCTTTTGAACTATTTACAGCGATGTCTTTAGTTTATGCCGTAAACTTAACAGATAAAACTTTCTTACAGGGTGTTAACAATATGCTCAATGTAATGAGAGATCCTGAGTATTATGGCCCTAAATTATTTAAAGATGTAAGTTCAGGACTTGTACCTAACCTTATAAATCAAACAAGGAATACTCAATCTGAAATTATTGTCAAAGAAGCAAAAAGCTTTAGCGATACTCTTACAAAAAGAGTTCCAGGATTGGATAAGAAGGTAGCACCTAAAAGAAATATATTAGGAGAAGAAGTTTATAGAGCAAATCCAACAGGGGTACTAGGCTTAGTAAATCCCTTTTATGTATCTCCTGATAGAAAAGATCTAGTCTTTAACGAAATAGCTAAAACTAGACAAGGTTATAAACTACCTTCTAAATATTTATTTGGTATTAGAGATATAAACCTTGAAGAAGTTGAATCAAGCGCAGGTAAATATGATGTATATGACAGACTTCAAGAACTCACTGGTACAGTTAAAATCAGCGATAAAACTCTTAGACAATATTTAAAAGAAGTTATGAGTTCTAAAGAATACAAAAATATTCCTAACCTAAGTGTATTTGAGACTACAGGAGAAAAATCTCCTAAGATAGACATAATCAACAACATTATCAGAGCTTACAGAAGCAAAGCACAGGAACAAGTTTTACAAGAAAACCCAGAACTTTTGGAACGTTACAAAGCAGCCATTGAGAAAGGAAACGAAGCATTTACTACGCCTCAAACTTAAAACAAATTAAAACAACTCACCAAACAAACAAACAATTAATTACTTATGGCAAATTCATATATTGAATATACAACGGCAGGTACAGGCACTAATGGCTTGGGCCAACAAACATTTAGTTATGCTTCCATAGACGTTTTAAATGCGAACGACATTAAAGTCTTTGGAAAGAAACTAGATGGCACACAAGAAGAGCTTACAGTCTACGCAAGAGATGCATCTGCAAAAACTGTAACACTCATACAAACTCCTGCTGCTTGGGGTGCAGGATATATTGAAAAAGCAAGAGTGTATCGACAGACAACAGCAGATGCTCTAGTAGACTTTGTAGATGGCGCACGACTGACAGAAAGCGATCTTGATACCGCCTACAAGCAAGGACTGTTTGTTGCTCAAGAAATATCAGAGGATGCAGCAGGGGTAGGAACACAACTAACAAACACAACTAATGTAACATTGGGAGGAACAACAACCGCTGCTCAGTTAAAAATAAGCAATGGAAGTGAACCTTCAACCCCTTCTAACGGAGGTATTCTTTACGTGCAAGCTGGAGCTTTAAAATATAAAGGATCTAGTGGAAATGTTACACCTTTAGCCTCTGCATAATTATCCTTATGAACAATCAATTCACAACACCCACAGTCGGTGTTTTAGGTCTTCTCGCAAATATAACTCTCAATGATGTGAATGAGATCCTTGCAGTGCTTGTAGGTGCTGCAACACTCGTTTACATGGTGCTAAAAATCATTGGAGAACTACGTAAGAAAAGAGATAAATAATTTATGGCAAACAACGAAAAAGACAACTCAGCAAGAATGCAAGTTTTGCAGGAGCTTCTAACAGATGAGTTCATTGAGCGCATCAGATTAGGAGACGCAGAACCTTCTTTACTAAACGCTGCTAGACAGTATCTTAAAGACAACGGCATTCACCAAGGGATTAAACAAGACGATAAGATTCAAGACCTTATAAGTGTTCTTCCGTTTAAAGAGGAAGAAGAGGAACCCCCTGCAAGTAAAGCTAACTAATAACAATATATGGAAGAGTTAAAGGACTTCAGAAATTTCCTTTACCTCGTTTGGAAGCACCTCAATCTCCCAGACCCCACAGACATACAATACGAGATTGCTGACTGGATGCAGAATGGCCCTAGAAGGGCTGTTATCCAAGGCTTCCGAGGCGTAGGTAAATCATGGATATGTTCAGCTTATGTTGTACACCAACTGCTGTTAGATCCCTCAAAAAACATCCTGGTATGCTCTGCCAGTAAAACAAGAGCCGACGATTTCTCTACGTTCACTTTGAGGCTAATCCATGAGATGCCTTTACTAGCCCACTTGATCCCCACCGATAAGCAAAGATTTTCAAAGATAAGTTTTGATGTTGGCCCTGCACCAGCTAGTCATGCTCCGAGTGTTAAGTCACTAGGCATTACCTCCCAACTAACTGGAAGTAGGGCTGACATCATAGTGGCCGACGATGTGGAGGTTCCAAACAACTCAGCCACGCAAGGCATGAGAGACAAACTTGGAGAGCAGGTAAAGGAGTTCGAGTCCATATTAAAACCTGATAAGGAATCCAAGATTGTCTTTCTGGGTACGCCTCAATGTGAAGACTCACTCTACAACAAACTGATGGAGAGAGACTACACCGCTTGCATATGGCCCTGCAAGTATATAACTCCCAAAGATAATGAGAAAACTTATTATGGACGAGTTAGCCCACTTTGCGTGTCTGAAGAAAAGAAGAACAAGTCCACAGAACCTATAAGGTTTAGTGAGATAGATCTGGCAGAACGGGAGGTCAGCTACGGAAAAGCTGGCTTTGCTATGCAGTTCATGCTCGATAGTAAACTGTCAGATGTTGATCGCTTCCCCCTTAAGGTCAACGACTTGCTTGTTATGGACATAGACAATGAGGTGGCTCCTGAGAAAGTAGTGTGGGCGCAATCACCAGACCTAGCTTGGACTGGAGATGTCCCTAACGTAGGCTTTAGTGGAGATAGATTCTATAGACCTTTCAAGCAAGTTGGTGACATGGTTGAGTTCACTGGATCAGTGATGTCCATTGACCCCTCTGGAAGAGGACGAGATGAAACTTCCTGGGCCATCGTAAAGATGCTCAACGGATATCTATACGTTCCTGATGCAGGAGGTATGCAAGGGGGCTACGGGGAAGATGTCCTAAAGGTGCTTGCAATGAAAGCAAAGACCCATAAGGTCAACTACATCATTGTTGAAAGTAACTTTGGTGATGGTATGTTTAGTGAGTTGTTTAAACCTTTCCTAAACAAGATAC